CACATTACTCCTAAAGCATATTACCCAGGATCATAATGGCAAAATACGCAACAGGTAAATACGCAAAAGCAATATCAGATAGATCTGGTATGGAGTTTCCATACAAAGAAATGGTTAGAGAATGGAATGGTGCTTTTGTACACGTATCAGAGTTTGAACCAAAACAACCACAATTAGAACCAAAACCTATGAATGGTGATTCTATATCTTTAAGAAATGTTAGACCAGACAGAGTAGAAACAGCTGTTCCTAAATTGTTACCATTAAATGCTTTTACAACAACAAATGGATCGGCAACTATATCTGTAAATGAACCAGATCACGGCAGATCAACTAATGATAGAGTTAGATTTAGAGATGCAGAAGTTGTTGGTGGAGTTGCAGCGGCAACCATAAATGATGCAGGAGGTTATTTAATAACTAAAGTAAATGATGATAATTATACCTTTGCAACAGGGACAACATCTAGTATAACTCAAACAGGAGGAGGCGGTTCTGCGTCAGCGGGACCTGTAACAGTAACGGCATGATTAAAAAATTAAAAAATTTTATTTGTAATTTATTTGGTATTAAAGCTTGTAAATGTGATGAGGTGGATCCGCACGAAGCTTTATATTTACATTCAGCAGAACCAGATGTTCCACTATATACAGATGAAAATGGAAAAGCAGTAAAATGTGGTACACACACTAGATATAAAAAAAGCTGTCCTATTTGTAAAGAGGTAGCGGGGATAATATAATGCCAGGTTTAAGCGCGTCAGGATTAAAAACAGAAATTAGAAGTTACACAGAAACAGATTCAAATGTATTAACAGATGCTGTTTTAGAAAACATAATTTTAAATGCACAATATAGAATATTTAGAGATGTTCCTATTGATGCGGATAGAAAACAACAATTAGGTAATTTTGTGGCTGGACAAGAATCTATAAATGCACCAGCAGGATGTTTATTTATTAGAGCCATACAAGTTTACGATACTGCAGGATCTGAAACAACTGGAGCTAATAGATATCTAGAGAAAAAAGATATATCTTATCTTCAAGAGTATCAGGATGTAACAGGCACGGCGGCTGCTCAAGGTCAACCTAAATATTATGCTATGTTTGGTGGTGCAACTGGTAATACAGATACTACATCAGGTCGTATTATAGTGGCTCCGGTTCCTAACACCACTTATAGATATAAAGTTCATTTTAACAAAATGCCTAATCTTTTAGAAAATGATGATACTAATTATATTAGTCTTAACTTTCCAAATGGGCTATTATACTGTTGTTTATCAGAGGCATATGGATTTTTAAAAGGTCCGATAGATATGTTGACTTTATACGAAAATAAATATAAACAAGAAGTACAGAAGTTTGCTAACGAAATTATGGCAATAACATCAGCAATATGTTCAAGTTTTAAACAAGAGCTTTTACAAGGTAAACACAATTTTGCTTCATCAGGTGGACACACTTTTAAATTAGCATTATTTACTAGCTCAGCATCTTTAGGTGCAGGCACAACTGATTATTCAACTTCAAATGAAATTACAAATACATCAGGAACTGCTTACACAGCAGGTGGTGCAACTCTTACAAGATCAGGAGTTGGATTAACAGGAACTACAGCATTTACAGATTTTGGTGACGTAACATATAACTCAGCTTCTTTCACAGCCAATGGTGCAATGATATATAATACAACAACTGCAGGTGGTTCAGGTACAACTGATGCAGTAGCAATTATTGCTTTTGGTGGTGACAAAACAGCAAGTAACGGAACTTTTAAAATTGAGTTTCCTGACAACAGCGCTACAGCAGCAATAATCAGATTAGCATAGGAGGTCGACCATGTCGACTACTTCAGGATGGGGCAGGTTTACCTGGGGCCAAGCGTATTGGAATGAGAACACAACTCTTAAAACAGGTTGGGGTGCACAAGCTTGGAATGATGGTGAGTGGGGTGAACTCAAAGACGTAACAATATTTCCTACAGGTCAATCAATAACATCTAGTTTAGGAACACCTTCAGTTCCTGATATTATTGTAGGTTTAACTGGTCAAGAAATTACATCTTCACAAGGTGAAGGTTTTGTACCTGTTGTAATAGAAACAACTCTATCAGCTTCTTTTTCTATTGGATCTATTTCACCTATAGAAATGACAGTAGGACTTACAAGTCAGTCCATGACTGCATCTTTAGGAACTCCTGCAGTTGCGGATGTTGTTGGTTTAACTGGTTTAGAAATAACTTCATCACAAGGTAGTGTAACCATACCAAACGATACAGTTCAACCTTCTGGTCAATCAATGACACTGTCACAAGGCACTGCAACTGGAACATCCTCACAAGAAGCAGATTTAACAGGTCAAGAAATTACATCTACGTTAGGAACAGTCGTAGTTCCAAACGATACGGTTAAGGTATCTGGTTTTGATTTAACATTAAGTCAAGGGTCAATTATAGGATTAGGTGGTGCTTTAGTCCAACCAAATCCTTTTGTTCTTACTCCAAGTGTAGGATCTTTAACCATTGAAGAAGGTTTAGGATTAACTGGTCAGTCTTTTAGTGCTAGTGTTGGAAGCATTTCTCCTGTAGATATGCAGGTAGGATTAACAGGTCTATCTGCAACATTAAGCGTAGGGGGAGTAAATATCTTTGCATATGCTGATGTTGACACTGGTTCAAATACATCTTATACTGATGTTTCAACGGGTTCAAATACATCGTATTCGAATGTTGCAACTGGATCAAATACAAGTTATACTGATGTAGCAGCGTAGGAGAATTTTTTATGGCATCAACATACACACCATTAGGTGTAGAACTTCAAGCAACCGGTGAAAACGCTGGAACTTGGGGTACAAAAACTAATACAAATTTACAAATCATCGAACAAATAGCTGGTGGTTTTACACAACAAGCTGTTTCTGATTCAGGAGATACTGATTTAACTGTATCTGATGGAGCGACTGGTGCAACCCTTTCACACAGAGTTATAGAATTTACAGGGTCTCTTACAGGATCACGAAATGTTACAATACCTTTAGATGTGCAAAATTTTTATATTTTAAAAAATGCAACATCTGGTTCTCAAAATGTAGTATTTAAATATGATACTGGAACAGGAACTAGTGTTACTATAGGAAATGGAAAAACAGTTATTGCATATGCAAGAGCAGATGATGGAACTAATCCAAATCTTACAGAAGTTTCATTAGGCTCTGATGTTGTAGATGACACGTCACCACAACTAGGTGGTAATCTAGATACAAACTCTTTCATGATAGACTTTGATGATGCTCATGGAATTAGAGATGAAAATGGAGCAGAACAATTAATTTTTGAAACAACTAGTTCTGCAGTAAACCATATAGATATTACAAATGCTGCAACAGGAGCTGGTGCACAGATTGGTGCAGTTGGAGACGATTCAAACCTTAATTTACGTTTAAGACCAAAAGGAACTGGTGTTATTGAAGCAATGGGTGCATCAAACCCAGGTTCAATTCAACTTAACTGTGAATCTAATTCTCATGGAATTAAGCTTACTTCACCCCCACATAGTAGTTCACAGTCTTATGAAATCAAGTTTCCAACATCAAATATTACAGCAGGAACCTTCTTAAAAGTAGATAGTATCACGGGTTCTGGCACAACTGCTGTTGGTCAATTAACGTTTGATTCTTCACCAGCAACAACAGGAAAAGCTATTGCAATGGCAATAGTTTTCGGATAAAAGGAGTAAATTATGGCAAACCCAAATATAGTATCAGTAACATCCATTAAAGGTGAATCGGTAGGATATAACTTAACAGCTACTACGACTACAACTTTATTAACAGTAGCGAGTGAAAAAATTGTAAAAGTAAATAGAATTACAGTTGCAAACGTTGATGGAACAAATGCAGCTGATGTAACAATTTCAGTTGTAAAAGCAAACTTTACACCAGATGGTATTTCAAACTTCGATACATCTGGAACTTTTCATTTAGCAAAAACAGTTTCAGTACCAGCTGACG